GACCGCGTCTCCGGCGCTATTACCGACCACAATGACTGGATTAGTAAAATTAACAATATTGGCAGTGACACCTGATGACAAAGTTACAGGAAATGGTGTGCTGGAAGTGACCAAGGTCGCGCTTCCAGTGTTGCCATATGCCATTTTGAAAACTTGATACTGAGCTCCAGCTACATCATTTGTAGCGATGTTAGCGGTATTTCCTCCAGCAATATTAATAATAAGGTTGTTTGCCATTTATACTCCGAGTCTGAGATATTTAGACTGCGATAAGTATTGATAAATTTTTAAAGTATGCTATAATATGGATATGTATCTAGATGAAAAAGCAAAATTAGCCTTTTCAGCCAATGTCATGAAACGAGTCCAAACAACAAAATTGTCTTATATGGATTGTATAATTGAATTAGCTGAAGAAATGAATATTGAGCCAGCCGCTGCTGGAAAACTTTTAACAAAGCCTATTATTGAAAAAATTCAAGAAGAAGCAAAAGAAAAGCATCTTTTAAAAGTTCCAAAAAAGAAAAAGCTCCCTATTGATGATTGACACCCACCATAAATATGGTAGAATAAGCATATCAGGGAACGTCCTCTGATAATTTTTAGGTCCGGGTAGATCCCGGAGAAAGAAAGGTTACACATGAGTTTTGCAGATTTTAAGAAGCGTAGCAAGAATTCGGTTGAGGATCTCAGCAAGAAGCTGGAGAGTCTTAATAGCAAGGAAAGCTACAAGGATGATCGGTTCTGGAAGCCCGGTATCGATGCATCTAAGAACGGCTACGCCGTCATTCGTTTTCTTCCCCCCACCGAGGGCGAAGAGGTTCCCTTTATCAAGATGTACACGCATGCCTTCCGAGGCAAGGGTGGTTGGCTCATTGAGAACTGTCGCACTAGCCTTGGAGAGAAGTGCCCTGTCTGTGAAGCCAACACTGAACTTTGGAACAGTGGCATGGAAGAGGACAAGGATATTGCCCGTGAGCGTAAGCGCAAGCTAAACTACATTAGCAACATTCTTGTTGTCAGTGATCCCTCCAACTCAGAGAATGAGGGCCGAGTGTTTCTCTTCAAGTACGGCACCAAGATCTTTGAAAAAGTCCAGTCTCTGATGAGCCCTGAGTTCAAGGACGAGACCCCGACTGATCCCTTTAATTTCTGGGAGGGTGCTGACTTTAAGCTGAAGATTCGCAATGTTGGCGGTTACGTCAACTACGACCGTAGCGAGTTTGCTGCTCCCGCTCCTCTTATGGGCGGTGACGACAAGAAGCTTGAAACCCTGTGGAAGAAGCAGTACAAGTTGCAGGAGTTTCTGCATCCGTCTAACTTTAAGTCTTACGACGAGCTAAAGGAGCGGTTCAAGAAGACTGTTGGCGAAGACATTCGCGAGCAGTTTGATGAAGCCTCTGAGCGCACTGTAGAGGATGACTCTACTGTGAGTCAGGTGCCTGCCGAAGACATGGATACGCTGGATTACTTCAAAACGCTTAAGAATAAGCAGGATTGAAGGAGCCCCCGAAAGGGGGCTTTTTTATTGCCTCCAAGTTGGCATATTGCCAATTTGATTAGCCGTGAGGTTAAACAAAGATTGGCTTGCCGCCACTGTGTAATGTTCGCTGTTAAAATCCATTTTAGCTTTGTTTAATTGACCTTGATAAGACAAAATTTCTTCAATGCGCTGAAAGGCTGGTTGAAGTTTATTGATTGTTTGTCTAGACATTTTCTCTTCTTTGGATTTTTGAATATTGGTATCCAGTGCTTTTTTTATATTTTCTTTCTGAAGTATAGATTCAGCAATGGTTATTGCTTCTGGCTGAATATTTTCTTGAGGAGCAATTTTAACATTCATCGGAGATACTTTAGCTTCAACTGACGCAGAAATGTCAGGCTTTAACATTTCAGTAAACTTAGGAGATACTCTACCTTCAACTGACGCAGAAATATCAGGTTTTAACATTTCAGTAAACTTGGGTGTTTCTTGAGTTAAAAGTTTTGGTAAAACACCTATATTTGGTTGATTTTGATTTTCTTGCTGTTTTGCTAGTTGTGGAAGTAACTGCATGAGTTTGACTTCTTGCGGCTTCGGAGATTCAATTCTAGATGTCGGAGCAACAGACAGTCCACCCATGCGCGCCGATGCATTTGGACTCGCGTCGGGTACAGGTCGTTTGTTTCCAAGCATTGAATCTTTATTGGTCATTGCAGTCGTTCCCTATTTAAGGTATCTTGTTTCATTTGATTTTCTACTTCCAGATGTTCATTCAGCATTTGAATATAAATTTCATATTCCCAAGGATACATCTCTTGAATTTCAAAAAGACTCAAACGTTTTGTATTAGTCAAAACAAATAATGTTTTATAATATTCTATTAAATTAAAATACTTCACACTTAGATAAAAAAACGTAAAAAGCCCTCTATCGTGATTGTTTTATCTTCAGTCACAACCGCATAGGTCAATTTTGGACCAGACTTTAAGAACTCTTTTAAAGGGTTTGAGTGTTTTAGGTAAACTTCATCCAAGATTTTTTGAATGTCTTGAGTTTTTAGAATAGAAAGGTCATAACGATGTTTGTCTATTGTTATAGTTTTAACTATTCTGGTAAACAACAAGTTTTCGTCAAGAGAATCTACAGAAATATAATCCATCACTGTAGGTTGTTTTAATTCTAGAATAATATTATCCACGACAACAAGATTTTTTGATACTATTCCGGGTTCAAATTTTATATCATCAATTTTTAAAGCAAAAGAAATCTTTTTGTCATCTTCGATGATTAAATCTATTTTTTCTTCAACGCTTTTTCCTCTTATTTGAAGAAACAAATACTCAAAATCAGAAATGTGCAACAGCTCTGGTTTTTTTTCTGACGAACATGACCGAAGAAGTTCACATAGGTTTTTAACTATAGAGCCTATGCTTTTTTCTTCAGCGATCAAAGATAGTGTCTTTTGATCTTTCATTTTAAATGGAGTGTATGTAACTTCTTTTTTGCTGTTGGGAAGAGTTACTTTATACTCCGGCTCAAGTCCACGCAATTTATTTAAAATTTCATCTATCATAATTTTATAGTATTTCTAATGTATAGTTTCTAAAAGCAAATCTAACTGTTAATTTAAGATATTCATTTGTTGTCATAGTTGATAGTTGTAGGGGAACAATTTCTACAGGAAATACTTCAGTAAAATTGTACACCGCTTTAACATCTCCATTTAAATCTAAAACATTGACCGCCAATGAAGAGTTTTTAATTGATAAATCCAAATTTTGTGGTGTGTCGTAGTATTCGGTTATCCATACCTGCGGTGAACCTGAATTTTGGTAGTATAAACTTTTAATCCAAGTTTCAATACCTTCTACAAGTTTCCAGTTTCCAAAAACAGGAAAAGTCATTAGCAGCCCATCTTTGTAATATAATCCGCGGGGACTAGTACGACCTAAACCGGGGCCAGCAAGACCATCTGCTTGAGTGGTCATTGTAACGCTGGGGAACAATACAGTTTCGGCAATATAGTTTTTTGGTGTCCTATCTGTAGACAGTTCTGATCCATTTTCATCTGCAAATGGAGCTACGGGGCCGTTGAACGATACATAAAATCTGTTATTTCGTTGTAAGCCACCCGCCGCTGAAATTTTATCTTTTAGCGAAGCAATTGACATATTAACTGCCATGAAATATTTCCTCTTCTGTTAAAATTTTGAATTCAATATCATGTTTTTCACAGAATTTTTGAGCCGCAGTCCATTTAGCTTTGTTAATCTGAAAAACAATTTGATCTCGCTTTGATGCGGATTCTCTTAACTTTACTTGTTTTTTGGGTTTAACTTCAACTAAAATACTCTTCTTTTTATTATTACGTTCAGTCTGAACCAAGAAATCTGGAATATATCGGTGAACTTTTTTGTCAATTGGGTGTACGTATGGAATTTCAATCTCCTCAAAAGACCATTTTGTAACACTTGTACTTTCATCTAAAAATTTACAAACACGTCGCTCCCAAAGTGAACGACATAGCAATTCGGTCTTTGTGCCGACATATTTGTGTCTATTCTTTGGAGTGAATCTAGTTTTATATGCCATTTTCAAAAAATATTTAGGTAAAGAGCATGCTAAATAATTTTTGAAAAGAACAATAAATGGCAGATCCCTTAGTATACCCACAACAACCTTATTCAAACGAAATACCTTTTTGGTGTATATTTAAGTGCGCTGAGTATTCTGTAATCAATGAAAACAGAACCAGGCTGTATATTCGTGAGAATCCTTTACTAGAAATATGGCTACCCTTCACCAGTGAGCCTAAGATGCGGTTGGAGCACGAATTTGCTAGCGGAGCCAATCCTGTCGGTCCTGTAGCGAGTATGGCAGGATTGAAGAATACCAGCGGTGGTGATGACGTGTTTCTAGAAAGGCTCTCGGCCCCGGCTGCTGCTTTTTATGAAGCAGCCTTTACGACGGATACATACCGTCGTTTTAGCAATATAACTGAAGCAACTATGACGAGCGAAGCACGCCGTAACTTTTCATTTAAATATTTGTTTGTGCCAAAGAACCCCGCAGAGTCTGAGGCAGTTGACCAAATTGTCAATAGCTTTAAAAACTATTCTTATCCAAAAGTTGTTCCTAACTTACCCGAAAGAACATTTCCTCAAAACCTTTGGGTTATTGACGCATTTTCTAATGGTGACGTAGGTGCAGCATATCTTACTAATAGCTGGTTAGGTGATCCACTGCCGTGTGTCCTTTCAAGTCTACAAGTCGATAAAGGAGACCCCGCAGATCCAGTATTGAAGGTATTTAAAAACGCAAGAGCTGTTATTACTTTGCTTACAGTAACATTTACAGAATTTGAAACCGGAACCTTTGCTCCAGCCTACCAAGATGGAGTATTGCTGTCCAAGTCAGAAGTATCTGCATTAGGAGACGCAGTAGGATGAATTATTTTCAAAAATTTCCAAATTACACATCAACTATTGAAGGAAAAAATAAAACTTTAGTAGATATTTCGTATGCATATGATGCAGATCCATCAGATTACTCTGCAACTCCAGCAACATCATATAAAGCTGATGAAATTGGTGGATTAAGTTTAGAACTATATCAAAATGCTGAAGACTTCTGGGCTTTGATGTTTGCCAATGAACAGATTAATCCGTGGGAAGTGATACCGGAAGAGCCAAGTGCCTACCAAGACCGAAACAGCATTTATTCATCAGCCGTTTTGCGTTTTACTGGAAGTAAAAATAATCCAGAGGCTTTCTTAAATTTAAAAGAAGGGGATATTATTGTTCCTTGGGCTAATAATTATTATCCGGGTGTTACCGCAGCAGAATCTCTTTTTCCAACAGATCCAGACATTTGGCACGTTCAAAAAGCTTATTCAGATACAAAAAAAGCAAAAATTACTCCCAATCTAAAACCAGGAGGCGAGACTGGATATAACGATCTAGCAAATCCGGATATAAATCCGTTGAATTCCGAATTTTATGTATTAAGAAAAACTAATGGACAGTATGGATTAGTAATTAACCCATATACTACCACGACAGCTCGGACAGTCAATTTAAAAACTTACAAATTTACGGAATCCCCGGTTGAAGCCATAGAAAAAACTACTAAATCTAAAACTTCATATTATGCACAGATTGCCGCAGAATTTGATACAGTCTTTTCAGTTCTTGAAGAAGATTCTCCAAGTGCTTTGGCCAGCTTAGATTATAGTCAAACTTATAACACTATTCCTGTCAAACAGTACCAGCAAGCAGAATACCAAGAACAGTCACAAGTTGTCTATATACAACAGGCAGCGTTCGGTCGTATTTTAAATAAGTTGATTTAATATGCAAAATCCAATTTCAACCCCGTTTACTTCAATAAAATTATTTTTTGGTAATACTGATGACTCCAGTGATGCCGATGGTATTGAATTATTAGCAATTAATACTTTTTGTCAATTTGAAAGAATGGAATTGGAAGAAAGCACCAATAACATTTTCCCAGTTGGAAGTTTAATAGTAAGAGACACTGGTGATATTGTCTCTTATATCGCGCAACGTGAAATTAAAAAAATTAAAGTAGCGTTAAACAATAATGAAAAATTTACTTGGTATATTACTTCTGTAACCTATGTCAACAACATGGCATCAGAAATAGATCAAGCGTTCGTTGCTATTAATTTTACAAATAAACTTTACTACGAATCTCAATATGTTTCATTTTATGATGAACGACAAGATTATGAATTAAATGCAGACACTGGTGAGCTGGAGCCTGTAGGGGAAGCTTTTCCTGTTTGGGGAATTCAATATCCCTTTGTCACTACTCCAGAACATATTATAAAAACGTACGCAAAGAAAAAAGTTTTTACACCTCCGGAGTTTACAATCACAGACAGTGAAGGTGGAGAAGTTAGGTTAAACGGATGTGGTGTCAATCTCTTTATAAAAAATATAGCTGAACCGACAAACTATGTTTTATTCCGTCCTCGCATCTCGGATGCCATGCGACGAGAACAATTTCAAACTAATATTATTACGTATTTAAATTATCTTTTTACCTATGCTACAGATGAATTTGATCGTCCGTATTATATGTTCTGGACAGATTTTACA